CAACAATTGACGAACGTTTACTTTTCTGTTAGGAACGAACTTCAAATCTGGTACTCTATCAGCTGGGATAACTTCGCCAGTATAAGAGTTTCCGATTGTCATATCGCCACCTTTCAATTCAAGGTCCAACTTAACCTTGTTAGCGTTTCCGCTTTTGTAGTTTCCAAATGCGTCAGAGTTAAACGCTTTCTCTAGTTCGTTAGAAAAAGAATAACCCTTTTGAGCAGCTGCGAAACCAGCCTGAGTTCTAGCATCTACGCCATCAAGTTGCGCCTGAAGTGCGTTAGCTTTTTCGTTTAGTTTTGCGGTTTCTTGAGAAAGGTTCTTTCTGAATTCCTCGCCCGCTTCTTTCATTGACTTTACGTCGGCAATAAGTGCTTCGTTGCCTTCCAATTTAGCCAATACAGATTCCAATTGTGTTTTAATTGCTTCCATTTTGATTTAGATAAATTTTTTAAGTTTTGGTAAATATTCAAATTCAATTGCCATTGAAATGCTCGGGTCTTCGTCGCTTACGAATTGACTTGCGTCGGATTCCACGGCCAAAACTGATTTTGTTTCCAATTCAATTAAATGTGCTTCTAGTTGTTTTAAACAGATTTCCAAAGTTATCAAACTTTCGTCTGTTAAATCGCCTTTGCGAATAAGATTACACATTTTCGCAATCATTTCCTCGCTCTTTGGCTTATCCCAGCTTTTCATTGACTCGATTGGCGTATTAGGATTGGCCCCCCAAGTAACTGTTGAACCCTCCCAAAGTTTAATTTCTCGAATCTCACGATAACCAGCTTTATTGTCGCTTTTTACGATTTCAAATCCAACGCTATGCTCGTTAAATACGCCCTCCGCATAAAGCTTTATTACGTCTTTGCCGTAGCTTGTTTCGGTAATCTTAGAAACAAAACGCAATCCTTTGCCGTCCTCAATTAACTCCATTGGTTTAGCCAAAGGCATCAATGGGTTATGCTGGAGTAAGTGCATTATTCTGTTTTTGCCGTTAGGTCCGTTTTCGGCTACGGTCTTTTTATATGCACCTGAAACGATAACGTCGCCGTCCGAGTCTATGTTATTAAACGCGGAAAAATAACCGGTTACGATGCCTTTAACGTCGTCAACGTCTTCGATTATTCCTTGGCTTATATTCTTGTAAATCATTGCGTCTTTTTTTGTAAAAATAAAAGCGTTTAAAAAAAAAGCAAACCAATAAATTATTGGTTAATAAAATCGCGGACTCTGTTTTCGGATTCTTGAAATAAACTTGTATAATCTTTGTAACCGCCTTCAATATCTGAATTGCTTGGACGCTGGTAACTTAGAAATGGGTAAACGACGTAACTGTTGCCGCGTGGATGTACAACTGTCCTAAAATATTCGTCTATTGGAACGCTAAACTCTAGCTTCGCCAGCTCTTTGCAAAGTTTATGCGAGTAGTAAATTGCGTGCGTAGTCCAAGCGCCGTACGTTCTGGCTAATGTTTTGTTTATGCGGTCAATTCTTTGGTCTTTTATGTTAGCTCCCAGCATTAACATTTCCCAGCCTTGCGGTAAATCATTTATTGCATTTTCTAAGTTAGTCGCCCAACCGCGGTAAGTTGCGTCGTCTTCAAATATTAAAACGTCGCCATCGGCTTCCGAAAATATTTTGTTAAAGGTTTTAGCTAGACCAACCCAACCCCATTCGTGACGAATTGCGGAAACTCGATCAAGTTCAAAGTGCGGACCTAATTCCATTTCGCAAGCGCGCCACTTATCACGGCGTGAATCTAAGTTTATAACCTTTGCAATCATTTGCGCATTGGTAGGCCGTCAACGTCTCGCATAATTCTAAAAACAACCTTACAACGGCAATTGCAAACCTGAGACGCTGGCGCGCTAGGGTCGCCCGGTCTGTCCATTTCTATACCTCCAACGCTAAATTTTGAGTTAAAAGGTATCCAATCTGAATTAAGCATTGCTAAATGATCTTCTCGAGTTCTATTATCAGCGGCTGGCAACCATTTTTTTTCGTACATAAAATCTGACGTTGCAGCGGATTGCATTGCCGCCGTGTTTGTTGCCTTTACCATTTCAGTGCGCGCAATCAATTTTGAACGATTAGTAAATATTGAATTAACAGTTTGCTCAATGCTTCGTGCTATCTCTGCAACGCTTTTGCCTTCTTGTAATCCAGCGGTTACTAATCTTTCAATTAATGTAATAGAGGTACGATTAATGTCTAGCAATAACCCTGTTAAATTAGTTACTGCAAAACGTCTCATAAAATCCCTCCAGCCAGCGCGTAATTGCTCTTTAGTTGTTTTAATTGGAGGTTGTATTGCGTTGTACATTGCCTCGGCATAAGCAACTCCAGCGGTAACGTAAAGGTTTTCCAAAGTGTCTGCCAAAGGCGCTGGAGTAATTAAGTCAAAGCGGTTAATATTTCCGTCCGCTTGTTTTATAGCTGCTAAATATGGCGACAATTGCTTTTTTAAAGCGCTAAATATTTGCTTTTCATAACGCTTTTCGTACCTCCTTTGCAACGCATCAAGTTGACGCGCCAGCGCTAAATCTTTACGGGTTGGCCTCGGCATAGTCTCCCACGTTGTCTATATTGTCAACTGGTTGCGCTGCGTATTCGTCTAAGGTCATTAAACCTTGCGGAATAAATGGTTTATCCATTAATTCGTTTTCGTAAACGCCGTAATTCATTGCCGTACGCTTTTCGTTAGGCGTTAACCAGTAAGCCGCTGAAAGTTGTTGCACCAACTTATCCATATCGTCTTGCATTTCTGGATAGGCCATATAATCAAAATCAACAAAGTAGTTGTTTTGGCCGTAACTTGGCAAAAGCCAGTTGTTTAGAACGTCTCGAATTTCAACGTGCAACGGACGAACAACGTTATTAATTAGCGCTTTGTAAGCCGTTTCGGTATTGTTAAACGTGCTTGCCTCAGTATCGCCTAATAATTTAGCATCAACGCCGTAAACGCGGCACAACGACCTTAAAATTACTTTTTGCGTGTCGATAATTGACATATCGACCGCGTTCATTCCCATTTGAACCCAAGACAGTTTGGCTGGCGTAATAATTACGTCGCCCGCTCTATTTGCGCCTTGGTAATTGTGCGCGTAATCCTCTTTTAATCCTTGCGCTTGCTCGCGTGTAATGTTAACAGTACCGTCGCCCGTTAGAATACCACGCGCTCCCATATTTTGCAGCATAGACAACAACGCTTGCTTACCATCGTTTGAAGTTGTCAAATCGCGGACCGCAGATCGTAAAGGTGAAGCGCCGTAAAGGTGATTAGCCGTCCCGGCTTGGTAACTAATATTAAAATTCTTTAAATGTCCAACGTTTTTGGCATCGATGCGCTCGTAACCGTTGTAGGTTAGTCGATATTCCTTTATTGGTTGGTTAAGACCGCCAGAGATAATTTCCATATACTGGCTTGGCAAAGAATAAAGCGCAATGATTGGCGCGTCTGGTTGGTTTCCACGTCTTGCCCCGTACATATAAGCGTTTCCTGTAATTAATCTAAACGCTGCAATTTCTTTTAACCAAAGGTCAAACGTTTGGAATTCGTTTGGCTTTTTTAGCAATCTGTCAAGTTCTGGAATATTAAACTCTTCCATTGCCTTAGTGCGCAACTTTTCAGCGGACCATTTGGCGCCAGAGTTTGGCATTGTGCCACTCATTGACTTGTAATATTTAAAAGCCTTTTGGTCTTTAATCTCGTAAGTAATAAGCGGAGCGGCTGCTAACTTGTTAACGATTAGGTTTATAATCGAATAAAGGTCTGAATTTAAGTATAAACCTTTTTCTACAAAGTTTTGCGTTGTTGGTGCGGTCCAGATTACGTTGTTTCCCAAGTATGGGAAAACAGCGTTTAAATATGTGGCGTCTTTTTTGTTAAGTCCAACCAAGGATTTGATGCGGTCGATGTAATTCATTCCGTGCGTCTTTTTTTGTAAAAATAGGATATTAATATAAAAAAATCATTGGATAACCTAAACGTGCCAAAACTTAGTAACCGAAAGCTTATCAAACGCGTAACGTATGGCGTCAATTGTATGGTTAAAATCGTCTCTTGGCGTATCGCTACGGCGGTCGTTCCAAATGTAGTTGTTTAGTTCCTTTATAATTGTCTTGCTATCAGCGGTAACGACAATCTGGTAGTCTTGCATTTTTTTAATGCCATAACGTACCGAGTCCGGTCCTTTAGTGCAAGGAATTATATTAAATCCCATATTGTAAACTTCGTTAATTAGACGAGGTTCGGCGCTATCCGCTACAATCATTTCATTTTGCTGGCAATGCTTCCCAATGCGCTTTGCAATGTCGCTGGTTGTAAGGCCAACCTCGGCAAAACATTCCTCGCAATAAATTATTTCTTTGTCTTCGTCGACTGCTACCTTTATTAAGGTTGTTGGATCAACGCTAAATCCAAAGTCCATTCCAAAACCAAATGGTAAAGCCGTATCAAAATTGCCAATTTTCCAGTTTTCAAATATTACGCCCTCGGCTTTGTCCATCCAAGCGCCTAAAACAATGTGATTAAATTTGCTCGGATTGCGCTCCCGCATAGCCTCGAATCGACTTATAACCGTTGGGTTTAAATTCTCTAGGTTATTGAAGTAAGTTGTATGGATGTAAGTGCAGTCGTTTTTTATTACTGTAAACCCAGAATTTACGCCGTAATCCTCAAAAAAACGCTTGTAAACCCAATGCTCTTTTGTTGCTGGATTCATTACCAACAACACGCGGTTTGGCTTGTCTACGGCTCTAACTGATAAGTCGATGCGGTCAAAAATATCCTCGTCAACTAATTCCTCAGCTTCGTCTAGCATCCAAGTAGTTACCCCAGCGATTGATTTTAAGTTAGCCGTTGCCGTTCCTTGGCTAGTCTTAATTCCACGAAATAAAATCTTTGATCTTGTTACTTTATTAATTATCTCGCTCTGCGTAATTTCAAAATCGCCTTCCTTATTCATTAATTCTATTTTGTCAATGAATTCTGGAATAATCGAAATAAACGCAGAGGTTAAGGTCCAGCGCGTAAATAGGATAACGTGGCCTTCCTCGTAAGTTAGATTAAGCAAAAACATAGACAACGTCCAAGACTTACCAGACCCACGGCCGCCAGTTATAAGAAAATAGCGCGTTTCTGGTTGCTCGTAAAAAAGCGGTTGGTATTTGTCTAGCAGTTTAATTGTATCCATTACTTGGATTTTAACCACTCAATCGGAGGCGTTACCTTGTCGCCTTGCGTTGTTACGTCGATAGATTGTTTAGGCATTCCAAAGCGGTAGTTTAACCACGTTTTTATTGCCTGAATGTCGCCGTCTTGGCATTTATTCCATAGCGCACGCCAAGCGTCTGCAGGTACCGCAATCGCGTCCATTTGCTCAATTATTTTTATTTCGTCCGCTTTTGGTCTTCGACCTCCTCCGGGTCTTGCTCCTCCGTGTCCGTTAGCCATCTTGCAAATATTTGTTTATCCAAGTCAAAGGTAAAAAAAAGTCTAGCGACTGCTAGACCTTATCAAAAACAAGCAAAGTGTAACCAAACCAAGACGCATTGGTTGCCGCCTTTCTCAGTTTATTGCTTGCAGTTTCGTTGTACTTAAAACCGAGTTTCTCTATTTGTCCAATAATATAGTCGTTATTTCTGCAATTAACGTGTCCACTACCGCCTTGGCCCTCAATTGCCCACGAAATAATTAGCGTTTTTTTAGCGTGCTTGGTAATGTTGCTAATAAACACGTCCTCGAATTCTGCTGGAATATGCTCGCCAACTTCTAAACTTATAACCGCGTCAAACTTTTTTTTTAAATAGAACGGTTTAGATAGGTCTAGGACGCGTCCAATTCCGTCGGTTAGTGTTTCCGTATTAGGATTACCATCGTATGCCTCCACGGTCAAATTTGATGCCTTAAACGCCTTGGCATAGTCACCCATCCCACAACCAAAGTCGACAACGGTTTTAATTGCGTTGTTTAAAAGGTATTGGCAAATTGCATTGGCTAGACTGCGGTCGTGTATGTGTCCGGTTGCGTCAGTAGTCTCCCAGAATCCTAAATTATTTATTTTCATATTTCAAATTTAGAAAAAAAACCTTGCCAGATTTTGACAAGGCTTTAACTTAACAACAAACCCAATAAAACTATTTTAATGTAATTACTTGTCCTGTAACGTTCCCAGAAAAGTCGCAGAGTTTACCATTCCATTCAAATCTAACCTCTTTTTCTCGTCCTTGGTAAGCCGCGGCAATTAGTCTAATTTGTCGCTGGACTAGTTCAATACTTGTAAACATCCCTTTGCCTTTGTTATTCCATTCGCTCCATTGACCATCGCGTAGGCGGTAACGTATTTCTAACGAATAATCCAATTTACTTTTTGACAATGCTTTAGCCATTTTTATGCTGAATAATAACCTCTAATCCAATGGCTTCGCATATTAGCCGCAAGTTGTGCAAGCTTACGCTTTCAAATCCGTTCTCAATCCGATTAATTGGCTGAAATGAAATGCCAATTTTATCCGCTAAATCTATTTGCGTAAATCCGCTGCGCTTTCGTGCTTGTCTTATTAGTCGTCCCTCTTCTAAACTCATTTGCTTTTTGTTTTTGCAAATATAACTTTTAAATAATTATCCAATCAAAAACAGACTTTTTGTTTAAAAAGGCAAAAGCGGGTAAATGCCCATTTGTATAAATTCCTCGCCTTTCTTTACGATGCATTTGCGAACGTTCAACTCGTAAACGTTTTTATCGTTAAAGCCGTATTTTTTTTGCGCAATATCCAAAAGCAGTTTAACCGGGTTGTCCAGATCGCTTGCCTTGTTGCTAAAACCAAAAAAAAACTCAATCCTTAACATTTGCTCAGAGTCAATTTTTCCCTTTGGCATCGTTAGCAAAATGGTTTCCTCGTAAAACTTGTAAGCTGGCGTTTTAAAACGTTTGCCTTGCCAAGCTTCGTTAATACTTAGCGGCTTTTGGTTTAGCTTAAATTGAATCATTTACAGGCGTTGTAAATTAGGTCCATTACAATCGTGTATAAAGCAACCAAGACCATAAACAAAAAGCCAAATTCAAATTTAAAATGCATTAATACAAAAATGCCAAGCACCGTGTTGACGGCGCTATATAAATTTTGCTGGCTTGGCTTAAAAAGGTAGAGTATCTTTTTCATATTTTTCAATTATTTCTCGTTTTGCAACTACTGGGACAAAATCATTTTTTTCTTTTAC